ACACTGACTGCTGATGGTCACACAGAATTAAATAGCACTCTTAATGTTGATAGTAATACAACACTTGGTGGTACACTGACTGTTGCTAATAACACAGAAATCAATGGAACCTTAGATGTAGATGCAAACTTTGCAGTCAGATCAGGTACAACTGATAAGATGACTGTTGCTTCTTCTACAGGTAACATAGCAACTGATGGTACACTAACAGTTCAAGGTGAAACACAGATCATTGACTCTCTTATTATCAATGCATCTAACGAAGAGTTTGCAGTTCAGAATGGTTCTGGAGTAGATAAGTTTACAGTTGATACTGATAACGGTAATACAATAATCCAAGGTCAAGTAACTGTAGCAGGTGCTACTCAAATCAATAATTCTCTAGGAACGACTGGTGTAAATACGCTAACTAATAATAGCGATCAAACACTGACAGGATCTTATAGTGCTGATGGTGCTGTAAGACTTACTGGTGGTGCAGGTATCGGTAAGAACCTTGCTGTTGGGCAAGGACTAAGAGTCTATGGTGGCACTGAACTTACAGGTGCACTAGATCTTAATAACAATGCTGACATATCAGGAACATTAACAGTCTCTGATCAAACCATTGTTAAGGCAGATAACAAGTTCTTCAAAGTTCAAACTGCTGCAGGTGTTGACAAGTTTACAGTTGACACTGATAATGGTAATGTCGTATCACAAGGTGAACTAACTGTAGCAGGTGATGCTGCACTTCAGTCTGACCTTGTAGTCACAGGTAACTTAACAGTCAATGGAACAACAACAACAGTTAACAGCACAGTCACTACTATCGATGACCCTATTATTACTGTTGGTGGTGACACAGCACCCGCGTCTAACGATGGTAAGGATAGGGGTGTGGAGTTTCGCTACTACGACGGTTCTGCTAAAATTGGTTTCTTTGGTTTTGACAGATCCTCACAAGAATTCGCATTCCTAACTAGTGCAAGTAATAACTCAGAAGTATTAAATGGTACTGACGGTGCATTAAGAGTCGGTTCTATTCATGTTACAGGTGCAGGTACATCTGTTGACATTGATAATAACTTAAATGTTGATGGTACAGCAACAGTAGATGGACAGATTATATCTCAGGTATCATCTGGTCCTGCTCTTGTTATTCCTACAACTGACAAGATTAATAATCTAAACGCAGACTTACTAGATGGTATGACAACTGCGACTGCTGCAACAGTCTCTACAGTTGTAAATCGTGACTCATCTGGTGACTTTGCTGCTAATCAAATCACTGCTGCTAGTGGCACAGGATCTGGTGCAGGTTTCTTAGGTAACGCATCTACTGCTGATGCATGGAAGACTGCTAGAACATTCACCCTTGCAGGTGTTGTTCAAGGTTCTGTATCTGTAGATGGTAGTTCTGCTCCAACTATTAACACAACATTTGTTGATGCTGATAGCACTGGTCTTGCTGCTATGTCTGGAACTGGTTATGTTGTAAGAACAGGAACTGGAACTTATGCACAAAGAACATTTGCTGTTACAGCGTCGTCAGGTATTACACTAACAAATGCTGATGGTATTTCTGGAAATACTACAATCAACGTTGCTTCATCAGCATCTAACTCTGCTAATAACTTAGTTCTAAGAGATGCATCTGGTAACTTTTCTGCAGGAACTATTACTGCAAACCTTACTGGACAAGTTTCTAGTATTGCAAACCATGATACTGATGCACTATCTGAAGGATCAACAAATCTATACTTCACTAATGAAAGAGTAGATGATAGAATCAATGCTCTTATCACAGCAAGCACTGGTATTACTAAAGTTTATGATGACACTGCTAATACATATACACTATCCGTAACACAGTCAGATATTAATACTGACAATGTAACTGAAGGATCAAGCAACTTGTTCACCACTGCTGCTCGATCAAGGACACACTTTACTTACGGAACAGGTATTGCGTTGTCTGGTAGTGGTGAACTTTCTGTTACTCAGTCTCAAATTAATACTGATAACGTAACTGAAGGATCAACAAACCTATTCACTACTGCTGCAAGAACAAGAACACACTTCACATATGGTACAGGTATTGAACTAAGTGCAGGTGGTGCACTTTCTGTAACTCAAGGAGATATTAATACTGATAATATCGTAGAAGGTTCAAGCAAACTATTCTTTACTAATACTAGGGCAGATGCAAGAGTTGCTGCTGCAACAGGTGCAAACTTAGATCTATCAAATAAATCTACAACAAATCTATCTGAAGGAACTAATCTATACTATACAGAGGCAAGAGTTCAAGACAAACTTGACAATGCTTTTGAACAACTAAGAGCAATGTTAAACAACCTTGCTACATCAACTACACTTACACTAGGACTTAGTGGAGATCCAACACCAGGTGCAGTTGTTACAACAGGAGTTAGTGTTGGTGGTGGCGGGGGATTCACAGGAGCAACAGCAGTTGCTACCTCTGGAGGAACTGGATCTGGATTGACTGTTAATACTACAGTTGATTCTGATGGAAATATTACTGCTGCAGCAGTAAATGCAGGTGGTTCTGATTATCTGATTACCGACACTGTTACAATCACTAATGCTAATGCAGGTAAAGTTCTTACATTGAACTTAGCAACATTATCTGGTGGAACAGGTTATACATCTGCAACTGGAGTCGCAGTTACTGGAGGATCTGGTTCTTCTATGACTGCTGACATTACAGCATCTGGTGGTGCTATCACTAACGTAACAATTAATAATGGTGGAACTGATTTTGCTGCAGGTGAGACTATAACCATTACTAATGCTAACGCATCTGGTATTAAGACTGTAGGAAACTTTGGTGCAACTGATTCATCAAGAACTGCAGGAACTTACACCTTAGGCACATCTGATTATAGCACTCAAAACTCTGGTGCTAATGCAACATTCACTATTGTAATCGGCACTGGTGGAACTGTTGATTCTGTTAGCGTCACAGATGATGGTAGTGGATTCATTGCCAATGAGACTGTCACAGTTGCTGATGCTCAACTTGGCGGTGGTGGTGGAGCTGCTCTTACATTCGATGTAACAGCGATCCATGGTAATGGTGCAACAGTTAATATTGCTACTGTTGCAACAAACGCAACTCTAACTCTTACTGACATCACAACGATGGAAGTTGGAGCAACAGTTACTGGTGCTACTTCTGGCACTACAGGTGTTGTTACTGCTCTGGGAACTAACCAGATCACTGTTGATAATGTTAACGGATTCTTCAAGAAAGGAGAAGTCGTTAGTGCTAATGATGTTACTACTTTGACAATCTCCTCATTCAGTTAATAAGTTATGTCTGCTACTAGACCCGCAAGTAAAACAGAACTAAAGAACTATGCTCTTCGTAGACTAGGATATCCTACGATAGATATCAACGTTGCGACTGAACAACTTGATGATTT